TGGGTTACCGACGAATGCGTCTAATTTAGCCAACAGGGCGTCACGCTCCATGCGAAGCTGGTCAGACAGGGCTGCGTCCAGTTCAGCTTGAGTTGGCGGGATGTATGCTTCGACATCACCAGCGGCTTCCATAGCAGCCAGAAGATCGTCGTTGTTGATCGTCATGTCGGTGTCAGTAGGGTCTAAGGTGTAGGGAATCCAGCCAAAGGTTTCGTGTTCGATCTCACAGTCAATGACAGTTTCCGTGACGTATTTTGCGTTGCGGTAGTTTGTCATTATGAAATCCTCAGGAAAAGAGTTGTGTTGTAACGACCAATAGAGCCAACGCCACCCATCGCCCTCCACGTTCCCGCTGGAGTGCCACTGTAGCCTATTCTGGCTGCTGTGTTGTCGGAATATGTGGCGGTTGATGCCGTGCCTGCGTATCTAAGCCCAGAGCCTGCGTATGTGTCGCCAGCGGTAAAATAAAAAGTGCTTGCAGTGCTGCTGCCACCCAGCCAAGCATAAGTACCAACAGAACCAACGGCACTAGCAGAAGTGGAAGGCACACCGCCATTGACTGTAGAACAACCAACATCACCAGTAACGTCAATACCATTAGAAGCAGTAGCGAGTTTAACGGCTGCGTTGTGATACATTGCTGTGCCGCCAGTTTCCGTGAATAGCATATGCCACTGGTTATCTTCATCGTTATAGATACCAGCAGTTTCACCATCAGTCATAAATGACCAACGCCCCTCGTTGGAACTATTGCAAATCTGAAGACCACCCCAACCAGAAGTGCTTGAACTGATTTGCAACAAGTCAGCACGCTCCGTAGACTCTGATAGTGTTACACCTGCACCAATGACTACAGAGTTTGTGTCTACTGTGGGGGCATATAAGGCTCCAACTACAGTGAAGTTACTACCACTGATAGTGCAAGCAACTGTACCACCTGTTGTGAAGCCAATCTGGTTTGTCGTTGGCCTGTATATGCCAGTGTCGAGATCAGCACTCCAAGTGAAAGAAGGTGTTGTTGCACTATCTGCATCAATACCTTGGAAGCCGCCGCCAGTAGTTGATGTAGCGTTAAATGTGGAAGCGTTTGTAATCCCTTCAAAGGTAGCACCCTTGTTAAAGTAGAAAGAGGGTCTGTCTGTGTAGATATGCGCATAACTCGTGTTAGCTGGGCCAAAGTCAATATAACCATGTGCTGTAGAGTTACGAAGACCTCCCCAACCATTTACAGAAGCACCGTCAATGTTACCCCAAACATGGTTGTGGCTGTCATCTGCAACAGTAACACTCAAAGAAGCATTACCAGAGCCATCCCAAGAGACGGACCCAGATGCATCACCTGTTAGTGAGAGTGTGCGGGCTGTGGTCCACTTGTCTGCATTGGGGTGGTAGTTGTCATGGAATATTCTACGCCAAGGATAGTATGTAGCGCCAGAACCTGACCAACCTCTAAAGTAAAGGTCATCATTGTTGTACCCACCTGCAATCTGCAAACCTGTATCAATATTTGCAGCAACAACCATAGCTCCATAAGCCTCCCCTGTGCCGTTAGTGGGGCTGCTGTTGAAGCCGTACATGCCAGGCACTCTGAAAGCAGCAGCGTTAGCGTCTGTTACTACCCGACCTTGTGCAAGAGCAAAGCCTGTGCTGTTAATACCATCAAGCAAGTTACTGTCAGCAGCTTTGCCTGTAGTAGACAGTTTCCCATCAAGCGCAGGCTGCAAGCCGTCAACATTAGAGATAATATGGTTGTGACTGTCATCCTGTACAACAGCAGTGATACTAATGTTACCAGAACCATCAAAGCTTGCACTACCCGTTACATCACCAGCAAGAGCAATAGTGCGGGCTGTTGTTAGTTTGTCTGCATTGGGGTGGTAGCCATCATCAAACACACGATCAGTACCAATATACATTGAAGTTGCACTGTTTCCAAAGTCTATGCGGCCACCAGCGTTAGCAGTGACGTGTATATAGCTAGCACCATCATACCAAGCGTGTCTAAAGTTTCGTTCAGATGCTGTATCATTGAGGCCATACCAGTGCAATCTTGAGTCGCTAGTATCAGATAGTCTTGCATCTGCTCTTTGAGCCGCATTACCTGCTGCACGATTCCAGCGGATATGGTTGCCATTGTCAATCGCTAGTGTACCCGTCATAGTGTCGCCAGAAGCGTTAATATAACGTCCATCTGTGTAGGCGGTATCTAAGCTAATAGTGCGGTTAACTGTAAGGTCGCCACCACCAGTAATACCTGTACCAGCAGTGATAACTCTAGCTGTAGGTGCTTTAGAGTCTAGTGCAGCCTGTAGGCCATCTACGTTGCTGATTATATGGCTGTGACTGTCATCCTGTACAACAGCAGAAATATTGATGTTAGCTGAGCCATCAAAGGTAGCACTACCTGTTACATCGCCAGAGAGTTGCACTGTACGTGCAGTAGCCAGCTTAGTAGCGGTAGAAGCGTTACCAGTGACGTTACCTACAACAGAACCTGTATGTGTACCTGAGCTATTACCTGTAAGGTTACCACTTACGTTGCCTGTAAGGTTGCCTGTGACGTTACCTTGGAGATTACCCTCAAAGATAGCAGCAAGTACAGTGCCTAGAGAGAATGATGGATCAGATGTATCAATAGCACCTTCTGGTTCTGGATCATATTCATCAAATACAGTCCACTTGTTAGAAGATACATCATAGTAGATACCCAAGTGAGTATAACCAATACCAGTAGTACCTGTGTTTCTGTTAGAAGCAAAACCTGTGTCTACGTTAACAGGAGATCCTGTACCAGTCCAAACATCACCAAGTGTATGCCCTGTGGTAGCTTCAAACTTAATAGCGATGTTGTCAGTAGAGTGAATAAGCTGATCATCACCTGTGATATCTACATTCTGAGCAATAAAGGTAACAAAGTTATCTGTAGACCACTCAAAAGTATCAACACCTCCTGTACCTGTTCCAACACCATCAATACGAACATAGTAGTTAGTCTGTACTGGCCCAGTAAAGTGACCAGTAAGAGAAGCGTCATCTAGACCTGTACCAGAAAAAGCAGTGTTTAAAGAGCCAATAGTGTCACCGCTGTTAAAGTAGTTCCATGCATTAGCAATGGCAATGTTAGCACTAGACGAGATGGTCTGAGAGCCTAAAACATTGAGGTTACCTGCAACAGTAACATTGCCGTCAACGTAACTATTACCAGTGACACGTAATGTCTGGAAAGCTTCTGAGCGTGGGTGAACGTAGATGCAACCACCTACCGCAGCACTAATAAGGCATATACCAATTTCTGTAGGATAGAAGGGGTACGTAGGAGAGGCTGTCTGAGTACCGCCATCAGGTGCAACATGAACAGGTTCACCTACAGTAAGGTGAGAGGTGTCTATATCTCCTACCAAGCCACGAGCAGTAACATAGCCGTATGTGGCATCTTCAATGTCGTGAGTAGCAATACCTACGGCCTGAGACTCTTCATAAGTACCGTTAGCTTTTGCAGGTACAATAGAAGGGATGCCACCTACTTCACCAGAGAGATAAACAGGTGTACCATTGGTAATAGTTGAACCTGTACCATTGTAGACTTTAATCCAGTCTTCTTGACCTACTTGAAGTGTTATGTCTGCTTCAGCATTATAAACACCTAAAGCACCCCAAGCCGCATCATAAAAGATGCGACCTTCACGGTGTGCTGGCTTAGTACCAATAGTGGTGTTAAGATCAATATGTGTTTCTACTTCAAGAGAAGTACCAATATCTAAAGCCCCGGCAAGAGATGTGTCACCATTAGCTGCTTGATAGATAGCTTTAGAGGCAGGGTATGTCATAAAGACATCTTTAATGCCAGCAGAGAAGTCTACTGCAGATGTACCATTAGAGCCACTAAGAATAGTTGTACGAGTTAGGATGTTACCTGTATTCCAAGTACCTAAGCCTACCTCCCACTCATCCACACCTGAAGTAGTATGTACAATGGCGTAATAGGTAGTATCACCATCAGTCATAAAAGAGTTAAAGGTGGTAAAGGTAGAAGCTGAACCACTAAGATCAATAGCCCCAATACCTACAGAAGAAGTACCCTCTTTTACACGGTCTTTGATGATAAATGCCATTATGCAGTGCCTACTATTATTATTAAGAGATGCGGATTACAGCGTTTGTTGCGTCTGCAGTTGGGAATACCAGAGTGAAATCTCCAGATGTAGAAGTAACTGTACCACCAAAGTCAAATACAGCAACGGCTCTATTAGCTTTTGAGGCATTATAAATGATTGCACCATCAGCAGCAATAGTATGGTTAACAAAGATCTCATCATCAAAGTCTACAAATGCAGTAGTACCTGAGAGAGTAATAGTTGCAGTGTCAAGCACCTGACCACCCGCAGAGTAGTTTGTACCTACAGCCTCATCAGTGTTACCAGTAATGTCAGAGTAGTTTGTAGTATTGTCATCATACGTACCTGTAGGGGTTTGTTTGATGAGTGCTACTTTAAGAGTATCTGTGTCGAGATCGTGAACACCACCAAGAAGCTCTTGCTTGAAGCTGTTGCACATCGCAGTTGTAATAGCCATCTTGTGATGTCCTCTATGTTAAAGGCACAAAGGGGCCAGCGTTATGCCAGCCCCTAAGTTAGGTAGATTAAGCAGCGTTGTAGTTAGCTACAATGAGCGACTCTGGACGCAGGATCTTGCGACCATAGAGGTGCATACCACGTACAATGTCAGCAAAGCTGTTTGGATCACGGTAAGACTCAACTTTGTTGATCTGCTCAGCAGAAGCAACAGCATCGTCCTGACCAGCAACAATAACACCATAGTCAGTCTGCTGTGCAGCAGTACCGTTAGTACCAGCACCTGTGCCGAGGTATGGCAGGTTGTTGGATACATATACACGGAAGCCGTGGATGTTGTTGAGGATCAAACCGTTCTGGAGACCAGCACCACCGAAGTCGCCGTTAAGCATACGGGAGTCTTCGTCTTTCAGCATCTCTACGAACACTGGATCAAGTACAACCCAGCGACCACGAGCGTCTACGTTCTGTGTGTCCATCTTACGAGCCATACGAGCAAGTACAGTCAATGGGGAAACAGTAGAAGAAGACAACGCAGTTGCGCCTGGAAGACGTGGAGCCAATGGGATAGCATCGCCAGCAGTAGCTGTACCAGAGATGGTCAAGTTACCAAAAGCAGTTGCATCAAGCTTGTTAGCAGCAAGAAGCTCGTCTGCACCAGCAGCAGCATTAGCTTTGTCGCCAGAAGCTACAGTGTTTGCAGCCCAAGCACCAGCACCACCAGCGTAACCAGACAAGTAACCCAGTACTTCTTCGTCCATTGCGTCAGCCATTTTATAAGCTGCTTTGTCGGAAGCCATACGTGTGAAATCAACGTGCGAGAACTGCTCTTCGATGTCATCCATCTTGAATGCGAAGTAGTTAGCTTTGTCGATTGTCAGGGAGAAGTCTGTGTCATCCAACTGCTCAGCAGTGATGGATGTGTGACGCTGCAGAGCTGTGACTGTTACGTCTGGCTCTTTTTGGATGCGAACAGTGTCGCCTTGGTTGGAGATTTCACCAAAGTAAGAGTTGTTGGTGATTGCGTTAGTAACAGCGGACTTGCGAAGTGCAATCTGTGCTGTTTTCGAGTAGATTACTGGGGACCAGGCTCCGTTGAAGCCGCCAGATGCAGATGTAATAGCCATTGTGAAATCCTTTCAAAGATATATGTGGCTTAGAGGGGAGACACTACATATCCACTTGAAAGAGGCTCTTCTTAATAGGGTAGTCAGCGTTGCTATCAGGATGGCCGTCCATTTAGCGCTGGGCCTATAATAGGAGGTAGTTCTTTATGTGGGAGTTTGTGCTTAGTGTTAAAGCATACACAAACTTCATAGCTGTGTATGCCCTTAGTTTTACTTACGGTTAAAGTATTGTCAACTATCTTTTACTCATATCGTAAATAAACTTTCCTGATTGCTGCGCTTTGAAGATTTCCTCCATGCGGCTCTCATATTCTTTAATACTCATCTTCTCTACTGCTGATTCAGACAGGTAGTTAGAGGAGTCATTTGTATCAATTACACTACGACGAGACTTAACAGAAGATGCTGCCTCTTTGTCTGCGCTAGGCTTCTTAGTCTTGATACCCTTGTCAGCCTTGTAGAGATCCAACACACGAGCTACAGACTTAACATCGTCAGGCTCATCATAGAGTGCTGTCTGCGCCCAGCTAGGCTGTTCCTTAGCCCAGTCATGAAATGCATCATCATTACGAATGCTAGGGAAGTCTGGGTGCATAGAGAGTAGAGTAGCTTCAGCTTTCTCTTTACGAGCCTGAGTACGCATAGCTTCTACTTCTTTGACACGGCCTTCCAAGCCTTTCATCTTTTCAACAGCTTGCTCTTCAGCCAAGGCACGAATGAGGGCGTTAGCTTTAGGGTTCTGCTTAGCCCAAGCCTCAATCTCTTCCTTAGTGGTGACTTCTTCAAGAGAGGTTTGTGCAGAGTTGCTTAGACGTGTCTTGAGTTCTTCAATCTCACGCTTATACTCTGTGTCTTTCTCTTGCATGTACTTACGAATGTCAGAGTAACGCTTTTTAAAGCTCTTCTCTTCTGCACTTAACCCTTCTTCTGAGGCTTCTTCTTGCTCTGGCTCTTCTGAGGTTCTGACTTCTTGGCTAACAACGGCTTCTTCCTCAGTTGCTTCTGTGGCTTCTTGCTGTACGCTATCATCTGTCTCTTCCTCAGTTACTAAGCCACTCTCTTTTAGAAGTGCTTGTAGTTCAGCCTCGTCACGATCTACACGAGCTTGGTTGCGGCGATGTGAAACTGAATCAGTCTGCATTTGTGCTTCTGACATGTTGTAGTCCTTTTATGTGGGGCCAGCACTATTGCTGGGTAGCCTTATAGTTGGTTTTGTTTGGTAGTTTTACTTCTTTTTAGACTTCTTGCTGACATAGCCGCCATGCATGAAGCCGCCACCTCTGCTAATCTTATCGTCGTAGCTCTCTTTTTTATCACGGCTACCGTCTCCGCTTCTGCCTGAACTTGTGGCACCTGAAAGGCTATTGGTAGACTTAGTAGTAGTACTAGACGATGACGCAGGGAGTGAAGTAGTTGTGACTTTTGGGGCAGACCCGCTTGTTGCAGTAGCAGCTTCAGGTGATGACGCAGGGAGTGAAGGTGCTGGAGATGTGTCTTTCTTAGTCATATCTCTTCTGCCGCCGCCAACAGACTCAGTAATACCAATCTTGTTACCATCTTTATCTTTAGCGTCTACGCCCATAGAACCGTCGAAGCCAAGTAGGTCACCAAGATATGTATCACCAAAGTTCGTCTTACCATCACCGCTGGTATCAACTAGACCATCAGTCATGCTCTTACCGCCACCATAGATACCAGTACCACGTACTACTTTATCCTTCATTGTATCTTTTTCATTAGCAGCAGTAAATCTAGACTTCATGTCCATAAGCTTTTTATACTCTGGATCTTTAGGGTCTGTAATAGCTGCAAGGCGGTTATCTAGAGCTTCCATAACTCTTTTGTCTTCTGCGTTACCTGCATAACTAATAAGAGCGCCCATAAGAGGGTTAATACCGCCAGCAATAGCTCTAACGCCTCTGCCTAATAGGCTATCTTTCTGATCAAGGTAAGTGCCGAACTCAGAAGCATCAGCAGTAGCCCAGTCCTTACGTTCTACAGGCTGTTGTTGGGTAGGAGTGTCACGATCTTTGCGTTCACGCTTTGGTGCAGCAGTTTCAGCAGCAGTCTCACCAGAAGCTGTATAACCTGCAGGGATAGATGACATAGGCTTACCATTCACAAAGCGTACAGAGAGTGTCATACCTTCAGCATTGGTGTAAGTGCGATACTCTTGCCCAGAACCTTTTCCAGCAGTCGTAAATGCATCTGGAAACTCTTCCTGTAGTGCAGCCATATCAACGTCTACTACACCGCCATCAGCATAACCTTTAATGTAACCGCCCATGTTCATCTCAGGCTGTTCACCCATCTGTGAATCATCAATAGTTTGCAACTCACTGATATCAAATGGAAGTTCGTCTTCACCCATTTCCATACCTGAAGGTTCACCACCTACACGACCACCCTCGTCTAGCTCTTGCCAGCCTTGCTTAGCTTGCATACGTAGATCTTCAAAGAACTTAACGCCATAGTAGCGTAGAACATCAGCAGGTACAATGTATTCACCTTCACTGAGGTTAGCTGGGATATCATCCCGAACCTCTTCAGGTCTAGCACCTAGAGGTACTTCATTACCAGATACTGGATCTACTTCTGCTCTAGAGGATTTAAACACTGTTTCCATTTGATCATCCATTGTTAATCCACCTTCTGCATATTGCTGTCTCTTTTTAACAAGGCCACCTTCAGCGAATCCTGTATCATTAGTTTCTGTAGGTAGCTTACGTATTGTAACACCAGCAGCACCAAGCTTGTTGTTTGCTACTTCAAAACCATTACCTAAAACCTCTGTTATATAGGATCTAAGTTCAGGCTGAGTAAAACCTTTTTGATATGTATCCATAGATGTAATGATAGACATAGGCTCAGGTCCAGGAGTACCTTTAGCAGCCATTACATCTCTACCACGAGTAGTTATTACAGCTACACCATTAGGTTCAAGAATACGGCCAATATCCATAACTATACCATCCCTAACCTCACGAGGTACTACGTTTAGAACATTTAGGTTTGTAACCTTTTTGTATGAGTTAGATGGAATATCTTCTGGAGAAATAAAATCAGGTGTAAAGTCTGCTTTTGGGAATGGCTCATATGTATCAAAGCCTAGCTCTTTTTTAGATAAACCCAATCCTGCCCCAAAGTCTAGAGTTCTACCCTCCCCTACTGCATCATTTAAAAGGGTGTCTGCTTTTTTATATGTAGGTAACGTACCTGCAATCTGTGTTCTAGCTGCATTTTCAGCGGGAGGTAATTCTATATCTGGAAGGTCTACCTCTTTGGGTTTCAAGGAGATGTTACCACCCATAGAACCCATAGCATTAGGATTGACCTCTACCCGCTTAGCTACATCAAATACTTCTTTAGCACCCTTCTTAATGGCGGCAGAAGCAGCATCACCTAAGCCGGGGACAAGGCCTACAATAGTAGCCCCACCTAAAGCCCCTGCTAAGTAATAATTAGGCTCTTCTTTGTTAAGCTCATCATAAACATCTTTAGCTGCCATAGCATCACCAATAATAGGTGTCATCTCACCAACGAAGGTAGCTACATCTCTAAAGGTAGTCTCTGGTAGGGGTTCAGACTCAGAAGCAAGTTTGTTCGTATAGTTTGACCACTCCTCTTCAGTACTACCTAATAGTCCAGTCATTTGGTCTTTTACACCCGTATCATCAGCCATTGACTACATCCCTCAAGTATTTTAGTTTCCGTAAAGCTTGGATGTAACCCTGACATCTATATATCTCAGAAGTATCCGTCAAACTCTCTAAGGTTTTATGTGTACCAGAGATGCGCCCATCTAACTCCTCAATAAGCGCATCCCAGATAGCTTTATCATTGACTAGCTTTTTAAGCGACATTGCCACTGAACCCATCTTCTCCTGGTGCTGGAGCAGTACCTACACCTATTTGTGAACCACCCCCACCAGAAGAGTCCTGAACGCCCTGTGGACCCTGTCCCTGTGGCGCTGGGCCACCTGCAGGAGGTTGCTGTGCAGATTGGAACCCTTTCAGGATCTCTGCCTGAATAGCTGCATCAGTAATAGAGTTGGTAACCTTAGCTGGGTCAAGATCCATAGACTTAGCAATCTCACGAATGATGTAGTCCATCTTAGCGAAAGGAGCCAAGACAGGGTTCTGTGCTACCTGCAAGAACTGCATCAAGCGCTGGGAGCGTACTTCGTTAGCCATGAGGCTCTCTGTACCTGAAGCATTAACTTCCAAGTCACCACGAATGCTAGGATCAAAGTCAAACTGCATGTTGAATGCAAAGAAAGACTTACCTAGTGGTTTGATCAGGTAGTCATCTACGTTCTTAACTACAGTGCGGATAGAACCGTTAGCTGCAGACATAAGCATAGAGATACCAGAAGCAGTACGACCTACACCAGACACACCAGTCTGACCATGTGCAAAGCTAGGGAAGCCTGTAGACTCATCAGCCAGTACACGAGCCTTATCAAAAAGCTGCATGTTCTCTTGTGCTACGTTAGGGAACTTCGTACCAAAGATAGCCTGTCCTGGAGCGCCACCTTGACGCCTGAAGATCTTTCCTGGGTAGATAGACATATCTTGTCCTGGAACTAGGTTAGACTCATCTACTTCAATGATCAAGTTACCCGACATTGCAGCGTTATCAATAGCCATACGCATAAAGCCGTTCATCAACGTCTGAGTATCGTCCATGTTCTCAGCAATACCTACACCGAAGAAGCTGTAAGGGTTATGCTCATATGGTACGGCGTAGTAAGGAATACGTGCAGGTTTGAATGGGTTAAGCACAAGACGGATCACTTCGCCGTTACACACCCATACGTTAGCATTAAGCTCATCAAGATCTTTATACTCTTTAGGGATCTTAATGCCATTCTCTTCAAGAATATCAACATCTACAAAACCCCAGAACTCTAGGACTTCCCAACGCTCTGACTCTGGTTGAGTAGAGGCATCTTCCATAGCCTGTTCCCAGTGCTTCTGGATGTAGTCAGCACCTCTATCAATAGCTGTACCGATAGCCTCTTTCATGAAGTATGGGCGAGACTTCAATGCACGTAGCTGTGTGCGAGACATCTTGTGACGTTCTACAGTATACTCTGCATCTGCCATTGATGATGCTTCTGGGTCTGGGTAGAAGTTCCATACAGAGACATGACTACACTCAGGTACAGTCTTAATGAGAGGCTCATAGTTGCCCTCTTCGTCCCAGTTAGGATACTCCTTATCTACAGCAAATGGACCCTTCATAACACCAGTGCCAAGCAAAGCCATCTCAAACGCCATAGAGCGAAGGTGAACAGAAGCGCCAGACTCTTGAAGCTGGTCGTGGATCTTCTTTTCCATCTTCTTAGCTGCAACCATAGCTGGGTGGAATGTTACAGTAGTAGCTGTAGTACCTACACCCTCAATGATCTTATCAGAAATAGGTGCAAGCTTTTCTTTTAGTGGGCCAAGACGATCCTTCAATGAAGTAAGTGTCTCGCCGGGCATAAGCTTAGTATCTGGGCCAATCAAGTAAGGCTTAGATGCTGGATCAGAGGTAACAGCTTTAAGGGCGTCACCAGCCTGTTCCGCATTAGGATCAATGTTGATATGAGCAGATTCTACGACACCATCAGGTAGAATAGAAGGATCTACACTCATTGGGAACCTGTTGTTACCAAACAGTACGTCAATGATCTGACCATAAGCAGCAAGTGTCTTAGTTTTAGTCACCTTTACAAACACACGAGACTTCTCAGTGTCAGTGAACTTAACATCTGGACCATACAAGCCACGATAGTTGCGATAAGCTCTAAGCCAACGCTCTTCATCGCCTAGACGAGCATCTTCTGCTCTAGTGAACCTGTCAGTAACGTATGAAACTACACTACTTGCTGTAAATAGAGTGTCCTTACCGTCCTCTGCTGCAACAACATCGTCCGTCTCGAACATCATTTCATCATTTTCTGCCATACTTAGTATCCAAATGTTGTGTCACTAGCCTGAAAACCAGTGCGTTGTGTTGCAGGATCGTAATCCCATATGCTTTTGCTGCGTGGTCTAGTCATAATACCATAGCGCAAGGCATCATAGAGGTGGTCTTCTGAGTTTGTATCTACATCCTCTGGATTACGCTTATCTAGAGGTATAGATGGGATTTGAGCTATAGTATGAGTACAATTGCTAGTGAATACGAGACGTGGGGCTTCTGTATATTCATCAACCTGTAAACGTCTGTGTATTTCGTTCTTACCTGAGACACGAGAGCCTCTAGATCTATCAGAAGGCCTCCATCTACAGCCCTTCATGTTCATCTGCTCTGCAAGGCTAGGACCAGTATCACCCCTGTTATGCCACAAGGAGGAGTCAAGAACACCATATAGTATCTTACCATCACCCGCTTCTAAGTCTAAGATCATATCTGCTAGATCAGAAGCAGTAACTTTAGAACAGTACAACTCTCTATACACGATAAGTTGCTCAGCAGGTGATACAGCAAACCACAAAACACCAGTGAAGGAACCATACCCGTAGTCACAGGCTCTAAACCGAGGCCAAGACTCTGGAATGTCAAAAGCTTCTACTACATGCTTGTTCCTGTCAAACTCAGGAAACGCTGCACCCTCGTTAATATCCCAGTTACCCTCTAGAAGCTGCTTACGCTGATGCTCAGGAAGAGACAAAAGCATAGCTTCATAGTCACCAGAGTCTGACAGATAAGGGTTATCAAACAAACTTGCAGGAATAAACCTACGCTTAAATAGAGGCTCACCTTCTTTACTGTGGCCTTTAGGAAACGTAATGGTTTCACCAGACTCAATATCCGTAGCCCAGAAAGCTTTACCAGAAGGGCTAGGGTCAATAAACATCTTCTTAACCCAACTATGCCCAGCGCCACCAGGGTTAGTTGTACCTCGCATATACAAACCTAACTCTTTACTAGAACTACGTAGTCGTGAACGCATATAATTCCAAGCGTAGGGAGTACCCCACTGAGTAAGTTCGTCGAAGCCAATCCAGTTAAACGCCTGACCTTGGTAGCGCATAACGTCCATGTCTTTATCCAAGTAAGACATCCAGAGTCTACCACCACGAGGTGAAGTCCATTGTGACTTGCGCTCTGACCACTTAATGCCAGGAATAGCCTTGGGATATAGTTCTTGGCTCTTCTGGATAAGCTCTCGTAGTTCTTCCGTAGTATGTCGTACTAGCAGACCAGAGAAGTTAGGGTCATTGAGGCCGTGTAAGGGGTCTGCAAGCATCGCATAAGACTTTCCGCCACCCGCAGCACCCCCGTAGAGTACTTCACGCTCAGAGGAGCTTAGAAAGGCTGTCTGTGGCCCTGCGTTAGGCTTGAACACAACGTCCTGTGCTTCTTCGATGTTATACTCTGCAGCTTTAACTTCAGCGTAAACGGTTTCAACCTGCTTAGGTGTCTTCCCCTCCTGTGAGGGAGTAGGCTCCGATGTTTTGATCTTCGAGTTTTTTGATCTCGTGTAGCGTTTCTTCGAGGCGCTTGGCAAGCTTGCGTTTAATTGCAGCAGTTTTTTTACGTCTTCGCTCAATTTCAACTCTCTTCTTTAGGCCCATATGTGATATGTAACGGCCTGTCTGTTTAGAAAGCCAGCGAGATACATCTCTAAAAGAGTACTGCTTTAAGTGACGCTTTGCAAGCTCTAACGCTTCAAGCTGGTCAGGGATAGGAACTAGGAGCTTTTCATTCTCTGGATGTACCTCATAGCCGAAAGGTATAGTCCTAGAACCTACTCTGGCTATAACGTGCCACTCCCGTTCTCTACCCTTGTTAGGCTTAGGTAACTCCCAGAAGCCTAGATCTCTATCATAATCAAAAGACACTGTTACTCGTTATTACCTTCTTTAGGTGGAAGATAGAAGATGCCACCCCCAGAAGAGGAAACATCTACTTTGTCTACTTTACCAAGTCCTGCACGATCTAGCAAGTCTTTAGCTGCAGCCATCTTTTCTTTTATGCCAAGCTCTGTAGGATCATACAAAGCGTTAACCATAGCCATAGCAGCTTTTGGTGCAGTACGAGAGAAGTAGGTGCGTGTTGCGTCATTGATCTCATCTTTAAGTGCTTCTACAATCAAGCGTGTAGGCGTGTTTTCACTATAACCTGCCAACTTCTTGGCAAGAACAACGTCACCGCCAGCTTCGTCGAAGAGTACTTCTAGAAACTTTTGCTGATTCTCTGTTAGATTTCTTGCCATTAAGTTGTCCTCTTTAATTAGGCTTGCATATAGTTATACTCAGTACAACCTTAATAGCAAGCACCTTAATCCTTAGCGTAGTAGCGTTCTTTAATCTCACCACGAGCTACACCAATGTCTCTAAGTTCTGCATCTGTCATGTGAGTCAAGATGAAGAAGTCAGCACGGCGTTGTTGAGACTTTACGATAGCACGATGAAAGTGCATGATAGCTGCTTTGAGTTTCTGTAGCATAGTTATATAACCTTTGTATGTAAGGACTGCACAGCGCAACCCTATTATACACGTAGTTATATCTAAGCCTCTTGTGTTTTGTACTTACTAATACTGCATACCCGTTACCCTACAGGAACA